GTGTTGAGCGGATCGAATGGGTCCAATAGATTTTTTGTGCTTCCATCCGATGTGTCGTGAATTTGTATGATTGGGTTAGGCGATGCTTCGGTAATCTCAAGAATAAACCGCTCGTTTTCGTCACGATTGATCGAATGAAAGAATTGGTTTGCTGAGTTATCAGCACTTGAGAGTTTTTTGATGAATTCAGTGTGGGGCCGTTTGATTAGACCATCCACAGGTGTTCCGTAAGCGTTGTCTTGCTTTTGAGCTTGGGTGTTGTACCGGAGAGAATCCGGCTGCTGGGACACACCTTGGATCAGGTTAGGAACAGTCTGAGAAATAAAGGCCATCAGTGAACCTCGTTGATAGGTGGCTCTCTACGCAATGCACGGGAAACAGTAAAGTTGTCGAAGATCGAGTGATCTCCAGTGTCCATCTCGTATTCCTTCAGCTTCGACAAGGCCATCATCTCATCCCGCAGGGTAAAGGCGTGGTGCTTCTCTGAGCCAACAACCCGATCCTGAAAGATTCGGGCCGATCGAATAGTGATGTAGTGGCGGGCCAGTTGTGGCAGATCCGAGAACTCCAAGGCCGTTACGACCGTGACTTTCTTGATGGATTTGTCAAACTGGTTGGTGTTGTTCTTGCGATCAAAGAGCGTATCTCCTCGGAGAACCAAGTCATGCGTTGATGAACTCTCAACATCGATCCGAACAACATTTGGGGCCACCGTGATGAGTTTGGTTGATGCGTCCGGTATCAACTCAACCTCAGGAACAGTATTGAAATGCCAGCCCATCGACTGGACTTCTAAAGATGTCTCATTCAGAACCCGCTCTGCGGCTGCCACATCAACTCCAAGCGTACCGGCAAGAGAGTTGACAGGTGCTTCACCAATCGTACTCAGCATGATGTTCACGGCTTCAAGCCTTGTAGTTTTTGCGAGAGGAGGCATAGGGTTCCTTTAGAAAAAGGGGCAGGCCCACCGAAGTGAGCCTACCCGTGAAGAGGAGAAAGGTTCCGCTATTAGGCGGACTTGAGGTGGTAGCAGCACTCGGGACGCAAGAAGTTGTGACCCATGGCGTACTTGGCAACCATCAGAGTGCCTTGATTCTGAACCAAGTAGTCAGTTTCAAGAGCGAGATCCAACAACTTCACAGTTGCGAGACCGGTGCGTTGGAACGCAATTCCGATGGTGTTGGCGAAGTTGAGTCCACCGTAACCCACACCACCACTACCGAACACATCGTTGGCGATGCTGGTCGATTCAAAGACCGTATCATCACCAGAGCCTTCGTTCGCAGTTGGGATGTGGTTGGACATCAACACGCGGATGCCAGCAACGCTGACCAAGGAACCGGTGGAGATGTCACCAGTACCACCGAAGTCACGGTTCATGACAGCCGAAGCGGTATCAGTACCACCAGCAGCAGCAACCACTGAGTAGTACGCAGCTGGAGTCAGAACAGCGAACCGGTCATCAGCAGGCACATTGGCCTCATCCATCTTTTGAGCCACTGTGATGAGGTCATCAACGATGCCATCACCAGAGCTACCGCCGGTCAGGATCGCACCTTCTTTACCAGTCACGCCCTGCTCAACAGGGTTAGGCGTGGTCTCGGAAGTTTGCGCACCTGCGATGACGGTACGGATGCAAGCCTCGTCAGCGTGTTCCGCAAGAGCGAAACCGAGTTGACGGGAGTAGATGGAACGAACGTCGTAGTGAGCCATTGCTTCATCAATGTTGGCGATGAAGACCTTCGAGAGAAGGAGTTGGTCAATAGAGACGGTTCGCTCGGTCATGCCGATAAGTTCAGATCCATCGTCAATGATGTCCGCACCGGGGGTGTGGTACTTGGCGATGGCCTTACCGAACACAGGGAATTGGGCAGATTTGCCCGAAGTGATGGTCCGAACTGAGTGGAGGGGCATCATCACGTTCCGTTCTTCAAAGGCAGCGAGAGTCTCGCCTGCGAATACCTTGAGGAACAGAGCGTCTGTGTCCCCTGACAAATTGTTCTGACCAAGACGAGTGACAGAAGCGTCAGCCATTGGAAAGAGTCCTTTTGAAAGGGAGTAAAAAGAATAGAGAAAAACACAGACCGTTAGATTCGCCCATCAGTCAAGTTGTCCGCCGCAGCGGGCCTGCTTATGGCGACCCTAAGAGGGTCAAGATTTGATAGCCGTTTCGATCAGAGCCTTGCCCTGAGCCAAACCGGCGTTGAATGATCGTTCCTTCTCCTTGGCCTCACGCTTGGCATCGCCGGGGCGACGAAGGAAAAGACCAGTGGCAAGAGACAGTCCCGACACAAGGGCTGCTCCGCCTGGAAGTTGGGAGAGTGGGCCGGAAGCTGAATCAGCACCGATGTTCACCACGCTGGCGGCAACGCCCCAGACTTGGTTGGCATCGTCGATTTCTGATTGGAACTGGGCAGTGTTGATTTCAACAAAGTTCTGCCACTCTTCCCAAGTGTATTCAGCTTCGGAAAGTTTGATTGTTGATGGCGTTCGGGTAGCCGATTGAACACCACGGGGAACATTCACCTTGATGACATCATCAAGAGAACAACCGGACATGAAGTAGATCCCTACCCCAAGACAGATCCAGATCAGACCCAGACCTACAACTGTTTTGTTTGTTTTCATTAGAGAGCCTTCGATGATTGGATCTTACGTTGGACATCCGCACGGTACGCAGCATCTTTGCTGTACCGAGGATCGTTGATCGCAGCCACGACTTCAGCAGTCGAGCGGAACCCGTTAGAGACATTCGTGGTTTCCCCTTGGAGAAGCGATGGCTCAGTGTCGTTCGAGGAGAACCGAGCGTGCATACCACGAACAGCGATATCAATCTGAGAAGGATCGCCACTGTCCATAATGGAGTTGTAAGCGTTGATCTCAGCCTCACTGAGATTCTTTGAGGCCCACTCAGTCATCTGGTTGTAAGCCTCCTCACCACCCACAGCAGCCATCATTTGAGATGATTGTTGCTGAGAGTATGCCGCCATGCCTTGGATGTAGTTGTCCACCAGTTCACGGGGGAATCCATACTCTTCCAGCTTGCGGTAAGAGTCCTCACCAAGTTCGCCTTTTTCGGCAAACTCTTCAGAGAACGGTCGGATGTCATCCATAGACAACTCAGAGCGATCATTGGGATCGACATCTTCGGTTGGCTCTGGTTGAGCCTCTGGTTGTGCTTGGGAACCCATACGGCTCTCTAACTCAGAGTATGCCTTTGCCAGATCGGCAGCAGACTCGAACTTCTCTGGGAGCCACTCGGGACGCTCTTCGGCGGCTGGTTGAGTGGACTGAGCCATCACCTCGTCGATTTGAGGTGAAGCGTTGGTTTCCATTTGAACACGATCAGTCATTAGATTGTTCCTCTTTCTCTAGATCCATCTGCTTCAGTTGTTGTTTACCGAAGAGATCCAAGGCTTGGGGGCCGAATTGTTGAGTCAATGCGGCTTGCTGTTGAGCCTGTTGCTCCGCAGCGATCTGTTCTTGACTCTTGATGAGTTTCTCCGTATCAATCCCCAAAGATGCCGCCCGTCGATCAATGTATTCCCGAAGGTCTAAGAACTGACCCAAAGCCTGCGGCCCAAGTTGCTGGGCAATGCCTGCCAAGAATACATCGAGTTTGTTGAGATCCTGACCGCGACCCAAGGCTTCGATGCCGGTGACAATCGCGGGTTGGACAATGTTCTGCGGAAGCTGCGGAAGAACACCAGTCTTCTCCATGCGATCCATGATTCGATTCACCAAAGGCAATTGAAACTCTTGGGAAAGAACCGAGTAGATGCCCCCGAGCTGTCGCTCAATAGATTGAGTGACTAGTCGGATCTCTTCTGCGGTGACACGTTCAGCACGGCGGATGGTCGCTTCAGTAAGCAGGAACGCATTCGCAAGCCGTTCGTTGATCTGGTTGATTGTTTCGTACGCAATGCGCAGATCGGCTTGCTTTCCAACTTGCAGAGTAGACACATCCGCAGCACTGCCTTCCCTGATAGCTCCATTTGGTGCCTCCGATAGCGTTCTTGCTCTTGTGGTTCCGTTCGGATTGACCAAGAACACAACCTTGGCAGAAGCCGCCGAACCTTCGACAACCGCCATCGAGAGAGCCTCAAGACTCTTCAGGTCGCCGTAGTATTGCTCGGCGTATCCGCGACCGTAGGACTCACCATCAACACGGTTCATCCGAAGTGCGATGTAGGGAGACTTATCGCGTGGGAAGGTTCCTCTTGATCCAGGAACTTCCTGACCGCCAACCTCTTGGTAAACCTCATAGGTATCAGGATCAATGCTCTTGACACAGGTATACAAATCAACGGTGTCGAGATCAGAATCCTTGCCATCCACCAACGCACGGACCTCAGGAGGCAGCATGGTTGGAGCAACAGACTCCTTGGTCACAATCGTTCGAACGAAGCCCAGAGGGCAGCGTTTCACGACGTACCGATCCAGCCGGAAGACCCGCATACCACCGGATTTTGGTAAATACACGAGTGCGTTTCCGGTCACGATAAGCTGCTTGAGACACTCAAACATCGCAACTCGGATGTTGTTGGTTTCAATGTCTCGCATCACCGCCCGTTCAACACGGGACAATGCAATGTCAATCTCTGTCTTAATTTCTTCAGCTTCAGGCCCAAGTTCCTGCAACGCCATGTCATCAATCGTCAAGCGGAAGAATGGAGAGTTTGGGGGAAGCAGCGACAACAGAAGTGCCGAAGCCAGATTATTTACGCCTCTGGCTCCAGCACTCTGATAGGGGGTAGAGAACTTGGTGGAGTAGTTCGCTCCCTCCTCTGGCAACAAGGTCGGGATAGTAAGCTTGGCAACGTCTCTGGCACGTTCGAGGTACGAATACCGCTCCGTCTGGAGGGAGTCATACATGGACTGAGCGGTCTTCATTTAGTACCTCAATAACTCACATTCAAGCCAGAACCACCGCCAGCACCGGACAACGGAATTCGCAGTGATCGTGCGCCAGTTCTGCGTAATTGAGAACGGGTTTTCGGACCAGCTCCGGCAGCAGCACGCACACGCTCTTGGGGGGGAAGAGGAGCGGGTGGCGGGGGAGCCGGAGGCGGTGGGGGTGGGGGAATATCGGGCGTACTAATGCACATCTAGAGAAGACTCCATTCTCGATTCGTTCTGCTCCTGATACACCGATTGCAAGAATCGCACCACGCGGCGACATCCCACTTCCATCCAGATTTCACGATCATTCATGCCCTCATTCGGGCAACGATCAGGGAAACGCTTGTCTAAAGCATCCAGAAGGGCTTTCGAGACTTCAGGAAAGTTCTTCATAGGGGAAGCCATTTACACCTCTCTTTCTTTGGATTCGTAGTATGCCGCCAATAAAGCAAGGTAATTGATGCCGTCAATGATGGTATCTCTAAAGGATTCATCGCTCACTTTAAACTCACCAGTTCGACAGAAACCACTGAGGCGACGGATCTTATCCGCCAGACGCACCAAGAAACCTTGTTCGGTTGACACGCCCATTCCCATGTGTTCCACAGCTTTGAAGTTGAGGAACGGGTCGGCCCCGTCCTGACCGCCGGAATAATCATGGTTCTTTCGGATGGACAGTGACAAAGCCTCTTCGCAGAGTTTTTGGTGGAACTTGAAGTATTCCTCACGATTCATTTTGGTTGCCATAGTTTTACTCCCTTGGTCTTAGTCCACTCGTTGGCCCTGAGAATCCGAGCCACTTGGGCTTGAACCAACGCTTCTTGCTCGGTAATACCGGCGTTCTCATACACCTGAACAACACCGTCCCACCCATCATCTACGACCTTCTCAGCACCTTTGGGTCCAACGCCGGGGCATCCGGGGTATCCGTCAGTTCGGTCCCCAGCCAGTGATTGGATCAGGTGGCTACGATCAGCTTCCTTCTTTGTGATTTCAACCACGCCGAGTTCAGGCTTACCGGGGTTGTAGAGAAGTCCAGGTATTGTCTTAAGGTCTTTGTCCTCAGAAACAATGATCTTCTCTCCCTTGATGTATCGGTTGCTGGTAGCCAAGATCCCAAGAACATCGTCAGCCTCCAGTTGGGGCCACATGAATGATCGG